GACCCGCCACGCCGCCTGGTCCCGCAGCGTCGCGGCCGCCGTCGACGACAGGTTGAGGGAGACGTCCGACCCGTACACGCCCATCCCCACAGGGGGCAGCGCCGTCGACAAGGGCCCCGTCGTCGCCTCATACGAGCCGGTCACCCCGCCGACGGTGACGTTGACCTTGTTCTGTACGTACCGGTCGTCCTCCACCGGGGTAGGCACGGCCGCGAGGTTGAACGACGGGTAGTCCAGGACCAGCGCCGGGTCCTGCCCATGCAGCGACGCCCGCGTCCGATACCCCAGACCAAGCACCGCCCGGTTCTCGAACAGCAGACCACCATCCGCCAGCACCGACTCCTGCACCAAACCAAGCAAGTTCTGCCGGCCCTGCGCACCCAGCGCCGCCGTATCGTCCAGGTCACCGACCCAGTCGAAAGCCACACCCTCTTCCCCGCACAGCCGCTGGATACGGCGGCCCGCCACCTCGCCCACCGGGTTCAGACGGACACCGAGCGCATCGATCGAGGTGATCGCGTTCTCCACCGTCACATGCCCGACCGCGACACCCGGCAGGTACTGGGTGCCGATCGGGCTCACCACGGACCGGGACGCCGGACCGAACTGCACCCGCGTCACACGGGTCAGCGTCGGCAGCGTCGCACTGTCGGTGACGCTGAACGTCACCCCGGTCATGACGTCCTTCAGCCGCAGCGCCCGCGTCGTGCCCGTGCCCGTCTCCGGCAACTCGATGGACACGTACAGGAGCTTCCCGCGCACATCGAGAGTGGCCTCCAGGTCCGTGCCCAGGTTCGTGCCGTCCGACGCCTGCGTGCGCAGCGTGAACGACGTCGAGGTACCGGTGAAATTTCCGTAATACAACTCCCAGACCTGCGGCGCCCCAGCCGAGTAATCGACCTGGTCGATCGCACAGATCACCTTGCCGACGGTGAGACCTGCCGGCGGGATGTACACCAGGAAGCGGACCTGTGTGCCGGTCGGGTCGTCGTACTTGGCGACGCCCCCGGACACGTACCCCGAGGTGAGGTCGGGCAGCGGATCGGACGCCGAAAGCCCGCTGTAGGAGGCGAGGGCGGGCGAGCCGGTGAACGTCATCGGGGAACCGTTGGTGAGCGCCGACGCGATCGACGTCGCGTCCGACGCGTCCTCGCACGGCCAGTACGCCACCACACTCGACGCGACGGGGTCCGTAATCGCGGTGTAGATCACCGACCGGTCCGGGGCGGGAGCCTGCGCCAACCGCTGCAAGATCCCCGACACGGTGACGTCGCACCACACGTCCGTACCGGTCGGGTCCCAGCCCGGGGCCCACTCCGTCACCTCACCCCACAGCCGGTACGTCTTGCCGCCGCTCCCATCCGGAACCGAGATCCGCAGAGGCGTGTTGCGGCCGATCAGCCCGTAATAGGCGCCCGCCGGATTCCTCGGCGAGAACCTGCCGTCCGTGTTCCGCAGCTGCAACCCGGCCTGCCCGCGCTCCGTCTGCGACCCCTCCCCGCCCGTGATCCCATAGCTGATCGCGATCTGACCGGAGTCATCGCGGACCATGCAGTACGAGGTGATGTCGACCCACACGCCCGCGATGAGCAGCTCCACCATGACGGGCTGCCCGTTCGACACCTCGCCCGTCGCAGCCGTAGGGCCGGGCAGGTTGGCGAGACGACGCCGGAACGCGGAAACGAATGGGGCGAGCTGCGGCATAGGTCAGCCCACCTGCTGGAAGGTCACCCAGCACCGCATGTCAGCGGCAGTGGTCGGCGTAGTCGCCCGCACCCGCAGGAACTTGGACACGGCGACGATCGGCCGGTCATCCGGCATGAACGTCCGCACATAGCTGAGCCCGGACTCACCCGACACCGAGGACAGCGACACCACATCGAACGACCGCGCCGCAGTCGTCGTCCCCTCCGCGCTCGCCGTGTACCCGGTCGCCGACGTACCCACCGTGAGCAGCGTCGTCGGCCCGTTCGGATCCAGGTTCACCACACCAGTCGCAGCCACGTGCGCCGTCACCGTCGCGGCGACATCCGTCTGGAGCAGCTCCACCACACCGTCCGCGCCAGGCGGGTCGTCGAGGCTGAACCCCCACTCCAGGATCTGGATCTGCGTGGTGCTCGGCGTCGCCAGCTGCAGCATCGTCTTGATCGCGGTCCCGGTCGTCACCGACTGCTGAGCAGCAGTGGTCGGTGACGGGCCATTCCACACTGTGAAGGGCATCCCTTTGGTTCCTCTCGTCTATCGGCCGCGCGGCGGCTGGAGCGTCGCCTCGATCGACCCGCGCGCCCGCACCTGCTTGCGGCCCGCATCCACCCACAACTCGCCGAAGTCCCGGTCACCGAGGCGAAGCTGAATCACCAGCGGCTGCCCGCCCCCAGCCGCGGCCGGAGCAGCCGGCACAGCGGCCGGGGCCGGGCGGCGCGGGGTGTTGAGCATCGACGCCCACGGGGCCTGCGCCTTGCGCCGGCTGTCGGGGTTCGACCACACCCGCGATCCCACCGGCAGATCCGCCAGCTCCGGCCCCTGCTCGCCCACCCACGTCAGCCCGGACCGGATCCCGCCCGACGCAGCCATCCCGACAATCCCGCCAGCGGCCTTCTTTCCGAAGGCCTTCTCGATCGCCTTCTCCATCGACTTGGCGAGCTTGTCCATGGATTTCTTCAGGCCGTCCTGGCTCTTGGTCAGCATCTTGACCACGGCCGTCTGCGCCTTGATCGCGTTCCCGTACACGGCGTCCGCAGTGGTCTTCCCCGCCGAACCGGCCGCTTTCCCGATCTGGCCCTGTAGCTCGTTCATCGACTTGATCTCCGACGACGACGCACCGAGCAGCGCGCCCGCAGTCTCCAGGCCGCCGCCCTCGATCCCGGCTTCGGCGATCTGCTGGATCAGCGTCTTGTCGACGCCCTTCTTCTGGAGATCCTTCAGCGCGGATGCGAAGGCTGTGGCCTTGTCGCGGGACTGGGTGAGGCCGCCCATGATCGAGCCGACCGTGACCGTCTTGTCCGAGCCTGCACCCCGGGTGATGTTCGCCGAGCCGAGGATGCCGCCCTTGACCGAGGACGACAGCGACGAGGCCGCGGACTTCAGATCGTTGAGCTTGTTCTTCGCCGACTCCAGGTTCTTCGTGACCTGGTTGAGCTGCTTCTCGTACTTCAGCAGGCTCTTGCCCGTGGAGTCCAACTGCTTCAGCAGCTTCGACTCGGTGCTGCCGTGCGTGGCCTTCATGATGATGCCGCGCCACTGATTCAACGAGTTGACCAGCGAGCTGACCGAGTCGGGCTTGCCGAGCGCCGACCCGAACTCGGAGCGCTGGTAGCCGGCCGCCTGCCCGAAGTGGCTGATCGTCAAGTCACCGCGCGCGTCGTTGCGTGCCTGCCGCTCCGCCTCCGCCTGAGCCTTCGCCCGCTGCTGCGCCTTCGACAGCTTCCCGCCCTTGGCGAACCCGGCAACCTGCAGCCGACCACTGTTGATGGCGTCAAGCATGTGCACGCCGTACTTCCGGACAGCAGCGGCCTTCACCACGTACTCGGAGTCCGAGACACGCGCCATCGCGCCCGACCCGAACGTCGCCAGGATGCTGTCCGACGTCGCCGTCCCCGGGCCGCTGATGTAGCCGCCGTCATCGAAGTGCTGCAACTGGCCGCCGCCCGCGTACCCGCGCGTCAGACCACCCCGAGCAAGGTCCGGGCGGTGCGCGGCCGGGACCGTCTGCCCCGGCCGGCCCACCGTCTGGAAATAGGTTCGCCGGTACGTGTCGATATAGGTCGTGGACTTCTTGCCGTTGACCGCATTCATCGCCCGCACCACAGCGGCGATGTCGCCGAGCGCCTTCCCGTTCGCGGTGTACACCATGGTCCGGCCATCGGGAAGCGTCTTGGTCTTGTACCCGACCGCCTCCAGCGCCTTGATCGCAGCCCCGTTCAGCGTCGACACCGTGACGCTCTTGGCGCCCGGGGTCTTCTGGATCGCAGCCTCGACCTCATGCAGCCCGGCAACGGCCTCGTCCTTCTCGGCCTTGATCAGCGTCTTGATCTCGGACGGCACACCAAGCAGAGTGTTGACGTACTCCTCAGCCTTCGCCTTGCTCCCGCCAAACGCCTCGGTAGCGAGCTTCATCATTTCGCCGCGCAGAGTGGACGACTTCTCCGTCATCGACGCAAACGAGTCACCCGCCGCAAGACCGGACGCAATCATCTCGTCCTGAGCCTTCGCCGCCTGTGACATCGCCATACCGTTGGCACGGCCCTTTTCGGTGTGAAGGTCGAGCGTCGCACCGTTCTTCTTGAAAGCCTCCGACAGCCCGTCGAGCCCCGCCTCGAAAGCGATCTGCCCGTCATACGCGCTGCGGTTCACGTCATTCAACGCGATGATGCTGGCACGCAGCCCATCCGCAGATTTCTTCTGCGCATCCAGCTTGGACTGCGCGGCCAGCGCAGCATCCCCGAATATGCCCATGCTCGCAGCAGCCATCTGCTGCTCGAACGCCTGGTCCTTCAACGCATTGCTGTAGTCGGTGGTGAACTTCCCCAGGCGGCTCATGTCCCCGCCGCCGGCCTTCCACGCCTTCTTCAAAATCTCGAATTGCGCGGCAGCGAGTTTCGGGTTTCCGGCCTTGACGTTGTTCGCCATGACCTTGTCCCACGCGTCCAGGTTTTTCGTCGCGTCGGTGACTCCCGGCCCGGTGGCGATACCCACCCACGTGCCGAAGTCGGAGGTGAGCTGGACGAATTTGTTGTCGCTCGCGCCCTTCGACAGCATGGCGATCGACGCGGACATCTCATCCAAATTCGTCGACAGAACCCCGGTCACCTTTCCGGTGGTGGCCAGCGTGTTCAGCGACGTCGACAACTCGTCGACCGCGACCGGGGCTTTGTTGGTGCTGAGCTGGTGCATGGCCAGCGACAGCGCACCGACCACACCGAGCGCCAGCGCCGCCTTGCCGCCCGTGGACAGGGTGCCGAGCGCAGTCGTCATTCCCGTGATGCCGCCGCCCGCAGCGACCGCAGCCGCCCGCAACGCGGTGATCTTCGTGGCCAGGGTGGCGTAGCCGCCCGCGATCGCGCCGACTCCCGCCCCGGCCAACTTGATCAGCTTGAACGCGGCATACACCTGGAGCAGAGTGCCGATCAGCGAAGGCGGAACCGCAGCCACCAACTTCGCCATTGCGTTGACCAGCGTCAGCATCCCCGGCCCGGCCTGCGACGCCCCCTCCATCAGGTTGGTGACCGCCTCGGCCACACTGGTCAGGAGCTGCTTGACCGCGGGGCCCTGCGCCCGCGCGTACTCGAAGAACGAAGCGATCGGCCCGGACGCGTTGCCCTCCGACAGGACCCGCATGAAGTGGATCGCCTTGTCGGTGGCACCCTTCAGCGTGCTGTTCGCGAAGTCGGACACCTTCTTCGACAGCCCGTCGAACGCAGCCGAGTTCACCCCGCCGCCGGCCACCGTCATCAGCCGGTCGAACTGGGTCGCCGTCCCCTCCACCATCGGCTTCAGCTTCGGCAGAATCGCCCCGACCACCGCAAAGCTCTTCTCGACCGGCGCCATCGTGAACTTCGCCGTGCTGTCGGAGAAGGACTTGAACTGGTCCTTCAGCACCATCAGCCCGCCGGCAGCCTTCTGCGTGGCCTTCGGCATGGCGCCCATCACCTGCGCCGCCGCGGCCTGCGCCTGCGCCGCCTGCTGCGACCCGCGCCCGTACTGCCGGACCGCATCCGTGTACTTCGTCTGCGCTGCCGTCGCATCCTTCATGTTCGAAATCTGCGGGCCAACTGCCGCGCCGAACGCCGCCACCGCCAGCCCCGCCGCGCCCGCCTGCACGGCGATCGGCGCGAGCGACGCGGCAACCGGGACCGCGGCCGGAGCCAGCGACAGCAGCGACGACTTAAGCCCAGTGATCGCCCCGTTCGCCTTCGATGACGACCGCTGCATATCATCGGCCGCCCGCGCATACTGCCCAGACATCGTCCGCAGCCGGCCGTTGACATCCCGGAACCCCTGCACGGTCTGGTCATTGACCCGAACGTTGATGATCACAGCGTCAGACATCGTCCACCTCCCTCCGGTCGCGTGCGCCGCCGAGCTCCTCGATCGCGACGAGGCGCATCAGCTCGGTGTCCTCCTCCATCAGGGAGGTCAGGGTGTAGCCCGGGAACCGCTCCAACAGGCCGAGCAGGTACCGGGCGCGGGTCAGCTCGCCAGGCTCTCGGACAGTGCTTCCATCGGCACGGACTCCACCAGGGACGGCCCGCCAGAGGGCGAGCTCTGCGGCAAAGGGTCAGCGTCGTGCACCCCGATCAGCGCCTCGACGTACGCGTTTTGCAGGGCACGGGCCAGCGCCTGGTCGACCTGCTTCAGCCCGTCCTCGGTCGCGGGGATCGGCTTGCCTTCCCCGTCTTCGAGGTTCCAGGCGAGCAGGTTGCCGGCGAACCGCTTCATGCTCGCGGCGACATCCTCTCCGTCCCCTCCGTCGAGTCCGGTCGCGGCGGTGTACTCGCCGAAGGCCATGCCTTTCAGCGTGGCCTCGGCGCCGTGGTACTTGTGATCCTCGGCGAAGCGGATGACCACCTTGCTGACGGATGCGTTG